ACCTTCATGGCTATTCGGCGATCGCCGAAAGCCTCGAACTCGATCTCGGCAACGACGTGCAATATCGCGGCCTCATCGGCGAGGAGTCGATCCGGATCGTCGACCGGCTGATGACGGGCCGCGCCGTCATCGAAGCCGACACGCTCGCCAATATCGACTGGTTTGCGATTGCGCGGGCGCGCACGCGCGGCGAACTCAACGTGGTGCATGGCACCGTGGCGGGCAACATCGCCACGATCAATTGCCCCGGTGTCGAGATCGGCGCGCCTGCCTATGGCGCGACACAGAAGATCAGGAACATGACGCTGCCGCTGACGCCGGTTCCGACAGCCGCGGGCAACGACGAATTCACGCTCGCCTTCACATGACCGTGCAGGGGCGCTGAAGCGTCCCTGCATATCCCCCTCAATCCGGTTTTCGGGAGAAAGACCAACATGTTCATTCTGGCAGACGAGCACAGCTACTGGTGGACCTGCGAAGCCAAGGTGCCCGCCGACGGCAAGTTCGAGACCCACGATTTCGAGCTTCAGTTCCGGTCGATCTCGCCCGAGGAGGCGGCGGCGCTCGACGCCAAAATCCGCGAGGCCGACCTCAAGGGCGACGCGGCGGCCCGCTCGCTCGCGCTGCAGGCCGTCGTCACCGGCTGGCGGCGCGTCACCGATCCGGAGAAGAAAGACATCACCTTCCATCCGGAGAACCTTGCGCGCGCCTGCGCCTATCCCTGGTTCCGCATCGCCGCCTTTCAGGGCTGGCAGGACAGCCAGAACGGGATCGAACGCAAGCGGGGAAACTGAGGCGCGCCGCGGTCGTCTGGGCGCGGCACACGATCGGAGACAGCGACCGGAGCCGCCCGGCCGCGATCGACGCGGAAACGAAGGAGAAGTTCGGCAAGCTCAACGTCGCGATCGCCGGACCGGCAGCGGAGGACGAGGAGCGCCTCTTTCCGGTCATGGCGGAGAACCTCGCCGCCCTCGAAGCCTTCGTCTCGCTATCGACGCAATGGCGCTACGAGCGGGCCGGCAATGAGCTGACGGGCAGCCGGCATTTGTGGACCGGTTTCGACTACGCAGCGGTGGACGCGATTGTCCGCCTGGCGGCGCGAAAGAGGAAAAAGCGGAAGGCGCTGTTCGCGGCGATCCGCGAGATGGAAAGAGCCGCGCTGCCGGTGCTGAACGGTGGGCGGCCACATAAAGGAGACGAGCCTTGGCCCTGATGCTCGGCATGCAGATTACCGGCGACTTCTCCGGCCTCAATCGCGAGGTGAAGGAAACGCGCGGGGAATTCGCCGGGCTTTCGGCGGAAGCGGGAAAGTTGGAGCGCGAGGCGCTGGACGCGGCCAAGGGCCTGAGCGCGATCGAGCGCGAGGCGGCAGGCGCCGCGGTCTCGCTCGATGCGGTCCAGCGCAAGCTGGCGGCGGTGCAGCCCGGCGACCGCGTGAAACTCACCGCCGCCGAATTCCGGACGCTGACCGAAGACGCGCAGCGCTCCGGGCGGAGCTTCGAGGAGGTGCTGGGCGGCAACCGCGCCGCGCTCGACGCCATGCGCGCGGCGCACGACCCGCTCTTCGCCGCCCAGCGGGAATATCTCGACCAGCTCGCCTCGATCCGCGCGGCCCATGCGGCGGGCGCGCTGCCGCAGAAGGAAATGGAAGCGGCGCTGGCGCGCACCAAGGCCGGCTTCGCCGCCCAGGTGCCGATCATCCGTTCGGCGCAGGCCGCCGCGCTCGATCACAGCAAGGCCATCGCGCTGCAACGCCACCAGCTCGTCAATCTGGGCCAGCAGGTGCAGGACGTGGGCGTCCAGCTCGCACTGGGCATGAACCCGTTGATAATCGCCGCCCAGCAGGGACCGCAGATCGTTTCCGCGACGGGCGGCCTCAAGAACTTCACGGCGCTGGCGCGGCAGTTCATCACGCCGACGGTGCTGGCGACGGCGGGTCTCACGGCCGTGCTCGCGACGGGCGCGGCGGCGTGGGGCAGCTATCTCGGTTCGGTGAAGCCGGTCGAGACGGCGCTCGCCGGTGTCGGCCGCCGCATCGGACAGACGCGTGGCGAAATGGAAGCGCTCGCGCGGGCGAGCGCGGACCAGGGCGGGATTTCCGTGAGTGAGGCGCGCGAGCTGGAGGTGGCTTTCCTTCGCACGGGCCGCATCGGCACAGATGTCATGGGAGCGCTCATCGCGCGCACAAAGGATTACGCCGCAACAACGGGTATGGACCTCCCCGCGGCGGCCGAGGAGCTGGCCAAGGCATTCGCCGAGCCCAAGGAGGGTGCGGAAAATCTCAACAAGACATTGCAGGTGCTCAGCGACACGGAGGCGCAGGAGATCCGCCGTATGATCGAGCGCGGCGACGTCGTGGGTGCGCAACTCGCCATGATCGAGGCCCTCGATCGCGGCACGGTGGACCACGAAGAAAGTGCGACTGCGCTCGGCCGCGCCTGGAACTCGGTCGCGAACGCCATATCCAACACCTGGAATGCGCTCGGCAGCGGCATCGATGCGAGCTTCAGCGGCAGCGAAGATGCGACGCGCGAACGCCTGGCAAGGCTGCTTGCCGATCGCGACCGGCTTCTTCAGTCGGGGGCAAAGGGCGGTGCCGGAACGCTGCTCGCATTGAGAGACCGGCAGATCGAGCAAATCGAACGCGAAATTGCGGACGCTGCAAGGATCGGTGCCGCAAGCGAGATAGCGGCGGCTTCCGTACGGGCGGGAGCGCTCGGCCGACGCCATTCGCCCGATGCGGGCAAACTCGAAACCCTTCGTTTGGACCGGCAGCAGGCATCGTCGGCGCTCGAAGACCCTGCGATCCGCGACAGCGTGGACAGCCTCTCCTCCCTCGAACGGGCCTATGACGCGACGGGCCGCGCCCTCGATACCTATCTGACACCCGCGCAACGCGTGTCCGAACAGCACCGGATCGACCTTGCGGCCCTCAATGCGAAGACGCCGGCGCAGAAGGCGGAGATCGCGGCTCAGCGCGAGCGGTTGCAGCTTGCAGGCGAGACGATCCCGGCAGCCGAGGCGCAAGCGCGGATCGAGGCGGCGGCGGCAAGGGCGCTGGCCGAGGCGACGCATGCCATCACGGAACAGAACCAGCAGCTCTCGCTCAACACGCAGCTCACGCTCCGGTCGGCGGAAGGCTGGCTCCAGAGCGCCGCCGCTGGCGCTCGGGCGGAAGCGATGCAGCGCGGATTGACGGACGCTTTCAACGAGGGTGCCGATGCTGCGACACGGGCGCGTCTGGCGCTACAGGAACAGGTGGCGCAGACGGCGCTTTCGGGCGCGCAGACCATCGCCGGGCTCAACGCCGAGACGGTGACGCGCGCACGCCTCAACAGCGCGGTGCTTTCCGGCACGATGACGCTTCAGGAGGCCAACCGCCAGGCGTCGCTCGCCGCCGAGCTCCGGCCGCTCCTCATCGCCCGCGACAATGCCGAAGGCACCTCAAAGGAAGTGCTGACGCGGATCATCGAGGAGCTTACCGCCGCGCGGGCGCGCCTGAACGATGAAGAGGGCCGGGCCGCCGCGGCCTCGATCGTCGCAGGGCAGGAAGGCCGGCTGACGATGCTGCGGCGCGAGGCCGAGCTTGTCTTCGCCGGGACCACGGCGCGCGAGCGCGAGCTCGCCATTCTTTCGGCGACGCTCGACGCGCGGCGCGCCAGCGTCGCCGCAGGCTCCGACGAAGAGCGGCAAATCCGCGAGAATGCCACCGCCATTTCCGACCTCGTGAGCCAACTCGAACGCGAAGGCCAGACGCGCGACATCGTGATGCGCACGACGGAAAACGCGCTCGACCGCGTGGCCGACCAGCTCGCCCAGGGCAAGCTCGACTGGTCGAGCTGGGGCGGCCTCGTGACTTCCGTTCTGCAGGATGTGATCGCCCAGCTCGCGCGGATGGCGATCACGGCGCCGATCATGAATTCCCTCTTCGGCACGAGGGCGACGACGCTTGACGATGCGGGCGGCTTCATCGGCGGACTTTTCGGCTCCTTCCATTCCGGTGGCCTTGTCGGCAAGGGATCGAACGACAACCGGGCGCTGCCGCTCTCCACCTTCCGGGGCGCGCCGCGCCTTCACAAGGGCGGCCTCGTGTCGGGCGAGCGCGCGATCATCGCGCTGGACACCGAAGAGGTGCTGACGCTCGACGACCCGCGCCACATCAATAATCTGCGTCGCGCGTCCGGTGGCGGCAGGGGTTTCGCGGGCGGCGGCGCGCTCGCGGGCGAACCGCGCATCGTCGTCAACAATTTCCCCGCTTCGGGCACGAAGATCGAGACCACCACGCGGCGCGGATCGAACGGCGAACTGGTGATCGAGAATATCGGCCGCCAGTTGAAGGACGACATCGCGAGCGAAATCGCGGCGGGCGAAGGGCCGATCACGGGCGCGATCGAGGGCCGCTTCGGCCTCAACCGCGCGTTTGGATTGCAGAGGTGAGCCGATGGCGATCGTGAGCATGCCCGCCGCCCTGAATTCGCGTCCGCTGCGCGACGGCTACCAGTACGAGCCGCATGCGCCGCTCAACCGCACCGACATGGAACAAGGGCCGGCGCGGCAGCGGCGCGTCTTCGACAATTCGCCCGCCGTGTTGTCTCCCATCTGGCCCTTCAGCGCCGACGAATACGAGATCTTCCGCGCCTGGTATCACATCGACCTCCACGACGGTCAGGACTGGTTCTGGGCGGCTGCCTATATCGGCGGCCGCGAGCAGCTCGGCCTGTGCCGCTTCACCGAGGCCTTCAAGCCCGTGCTCGTCAAGATCGAGTGGCATGTCTCGGCGAAAGTCGAAGTGCGGAACGTCGAATACATGGACGACGATGCGCGCTGGTTCGCGGGCGAGTACGGCCCCGCAACGGCGCTCGCTATCTCCGCTTCCCTTCACCGCATCCTTCACGAGGAGGCTCCGGCCCTGCTGCCGGCGTAGACAAGATGGCGACTGAACTCGAAACCAAGATCGCGCAATTCGAAACGGACCTCGGGCTCGCGCACGACATCGTGCATGGCGGTATCGCGGTCGAGGTGGTGACCGAGGGCGGCACCGTCAAATCGCTCGCCAAGCTGGTGAAGGATGCCGAGGACAATGTCGTCGCGCCGGCGACGGCCGGGGCGCTCGCCGCCCAGGCCGCAGCGGAGGCGGCGCGCGACATATCCGTTGGCGCGGCCGGCACCGCCAGTGCCGATGCCGTGACTGCGGTCGCGGCGAAAGACGATGCCGAGACAGCGCGCGGCCAGGCGCAGGCGCTCGTCAACCCCGCGCTGCAAGCCGTCGCCGCCGCGAATATCGATCTGGCGAGCGGCGCGGCCGTCTTCGCCAAGACCTTCGAGGCCGGGGCGATCGCGATCACCATTTCCAACTGGCCGGTGGCCGGTACGGTCGGGAGCTTCCTCTTCAAGATGGTGAATGCCGGCCTCGCCGGTATCACCTGGCCGGCGGGTCTTGCCTGGGCGGGCGGTGTCGAGCCCGTCTGGTCGAGCGATGCGACGGACATCGTCGCCCTCATGTCGGACGATGGCGGCGCGACGATCTATGCCGGCCTCGTTTTCTTCGGCCTCAATCCGGGAGCGTAGCCATGGACGATCCCTGGTCGGATGTCATCCGCGAAGCCTATGCCAGCGCGCCGAAGGATATCGTCGTGCTCTACACGCTCGAATTCTGGCACCCGAGTTTCGACGTTCCCGCCCGCGTCGTGCGCGATCATGGCGTGTTGCTCGCCGAAGAGCCGGAAGTGATCTTCGGCCGCGAACTCACGCTGGAGGCCACGGCGCCGCGCAACGCGGGTGAGACGGTCCAGTTCATCGAAGCGGCCTTCAGCGCCTCTCAGCCCGGTCAGGCGGCCGATGTCATGCCGACGCTGGCGCTTTCGGTCGACAGCGTGCCGGGCGACCTCGGTGCCGCGCTCAAGGCCTCCACCGTGACGCCGGGCGAGATCGAGGTGGTCTACCGCGAGTATTTCTCGGATGCGCCGGGCGGCCCGCAATACGTGCTCTCCGATCTCACGCTTCAGCGCACCAGCGTGACCATGCTCAGGGTGGAAGGCAAGGCGGGCTTCTTCGATCCGACCTCCAAGAGCTGCCCTTCAACGGAGTACAACGCCGATG